GACTAAGATATAGAAACACACAGGGTAAGTTAGAACATATATCTAAAAAACTAAATTTTAAATAAAATGAACGAAGAACTTAACCCTTTAGGTAAAGCACGTATAATAGTAGATACTCTAACAGAAGACGTTAGACTACAAAATAAACTATTAGAAATACTTACAAGGAATTTAACAGGTGAAGAAATAAATAAACTTTATGAAAGTTTTAGAACTGTTTGCAGGTAGTCGTTCATTTGGTAAAGTAGCCGAAAAGTTTGGTTTAGAAGTGTTTAGTGTAGATATAAACGACTTTAAAAATATAGATTATGTTACAGACATTTTAGAATTTGACTATAGTAAAGTACCATTTAAACCAGATATAATTTGGGCAAGCCCACCTTGTACGTATTTTAGTGTAGCGAGTATAGGTCACCATTGGAACGAAGACCACACACCAAAAACAGAAGAAGCTATTTTAGGAATGCAAATACTTAATAAAACTTTAGAAATAATAGAACACTACAAACCAGACTATTATTTTATAGAAAACCCTGTCGGTAAAATGCGTAGAAAAATAAAAGGTATTAATCGTACAACAATTACTTATTGTTCTTATGGTGATAACAGAATGAAACCTACGGACATTTGGAGCAATCATATTTACGATATATTTAATACTGAAGGTTGGAAACCTAAACCTAAATGTTTTAATGGAAACAGAAACTGCCACCACGAAGCAGCACCTAGAGGTTCTAAAACAGGTACACAAGGATTAAAAAATAACTACGAACGAAGTAAGATACCAGAACAATTACTAATAGAAATAATAGCTAGCACACTATAAAAATAATATGTTAAAACGTAATATAACATACCCTTATTTGTTTCATAAAATAGCTAAAGAACTTTCTACGGATCGTACAAAAGGTATGTTAAAAAACTATAAAGGTAAAGAATATTACGCAGGAAAAGACACCAATAAATACAACGTACAAGGAATACTTGCAGAACTAATAGCACAAGAATACTTTTTACAAAACGACACAGAATATAAAGCTTTAACATTTTTAGGTACAGAACCAGAAGTTGAAGCAGACATAGTAGTAGGTAAAAGAAAAATAGACGTTAAATATATACCTAGACACGGCAAACTACTTATTGTTAATTACAATGCACACAACAATAAAAACAAACAAGTAACGGAATATATGTTTATACAACCTGTAGAACGCTATACTTACGCAACAGCTAAAGCTATTATTTGGTTTGTAAACCACAAAGAAGTAGATAAGTGGAAAGTAGAACAACAAACACGAACAAAAGTATATAGTAAGAAAATATTAATAAAGTAATGTTCATAACTATATAAAAAAATAGTAAAATAAAAAAGAAATATTTATATTATTGAATTGTGAAAACTATAAGTAAATTAAAAAAGGAGTTAGACAAATGGTTTAGTTTATTTATTAGATTAAGAAACGCAAGTAAAGACGGAATAGTTGAGTGTTGGACTTGTGGAAAAACAGCACACTATAAGAAAATGCACGCAGGACACTTTATGAGTAGGAAACACCACGCTACAAGATGGAATGAAGAAAACGTACAGGTACAATGTCCTAAGTGTAACCTATTCGGACAAGGCGAACAATATACATTTGGTAAACTTATAGACGTTAGGATCGGTGAGGGTAAGAGTGAAGAACTACAAGAACTAAGTAGAACGACTGTAAAGTATATGCGACACGAATACGAAGATATGATTAAATTTTATAAAGAAAAAGTAAATGCTATTAAAACCGATTAGTATAAACTACCAACACGAAATAGCTTTACAAGTGTATTTAGATATGATAACCGCAACTATAAAAGACGTTACTAAAAACGAAGACAAATACAAAGACTTTATAGACGTAGCAAATATAATTATAGAACATCACAACAATTATAGAAAAGACGTATTAGTACTTGCTAACTACCAAGACTTTATTAGTTTAATACCTACACACTTTACAGCTATGGTAAACGGATATTTAACAGGAATAGAAAACGAAAAGAATAGAAATACTGTTAGATTATATAAACACTTATTAAGTGAAGAAGGTTATAACTTTATAGATAAAGTACAAGACATAAAAATTGAACAAGATATATAAAATATTAGCAGACCTAAGAAGTCACTTTGAGAAAATGACTTACGGACTTACTACCGACAAGAACGAAGTAGACGAAGTAGTACAGGAACTTATGCTTTACTTGTTACAGATGAACCCAGACACATTAAAAGGAATATACGAAAAGGACGGCGAAAAAGGTTTAATAAGATACGGAGCAGTAGTAATAAGAAGAAGTCTACAAAGTAAGAACAGTCCTTATTATTATAAGTATAAAAAATACTATACAAAAATAGATAGTTCAAGTATTAGTTGTACTTACGATATAACAGAAAACGGAGAACTAACAAACCCGAAGAACCTTTACAATATACCGAACGAAGTAAATAACTTTCAATATAAGAAGTTAGAAGAAATAGATAAACAACTAGACGATATGTATTGGTACGATCGTGAACTTTTTAAGTTGTACTATTACGAAGCAAATACATTAGATAGTTTAGCAAAGAAAACAGGAATAAGTAGAAACAGTTTGTTTACTACAATAGATAACGTAAGACAATTTCTTAAAGATAAATTAAATGAATAGGTTTTTTGTAAATAAAGAAGTCTATAAAGAACGGTTAGACATTTGTCGAGGTTGTGAAGAATATTTTAAACCTACAGGTAGTTGTAAATTGTGCGGTTGTTTTATGCGTATCAAGGCTTCTATGGGAATTATGGAGTGTGCAGACGATCCTAAAAAATGGTTAGCTACACAAATTTACGAAGCACCTAATGAAATACCTACACATCTTAAAGACGAAATAAAGGAAGTATGGAAACTAATAGACAACGGAAAAATAAAAGACGTAAAGAGTAAACAAAGACTAATAGAATTATACAACACAATACACGATACTACATACAGTGTAAATACAAATTGTAGTAGTTGTTTAAAAACAATGTATTTATTTATGCAAGACGTAATAACTAAGATATGAAGAAACGAAAACTAAACTCTAAGAACCCACGCTACAAAAAAGAAGAAGAAGTTAAAGAGTATAAAAGAGTATTAAAGAAAGTAGGTAAGAATTTTAAAATGTATTTTTTATGGGAAATAAAATAAAAGGAAAAAGTAAACACTATTACGAGTTCGATAGGAACTTAGACAATGCTAAACAAAGTAGTACATATCCTAAATGGGAAAATGTAACACCAACGAAAAAAGATGATAGAGTACCAGAATACTACAAAGGTAAGAACGGTTACGAAGCTAGGAAGGTATGCGACAACTTTGATTTACCCTATCACCTAGCAACAGCAGTAACTTATATATTAAGATCGTACCACAAACACGACAAACCAATAGAATGTTTAACTAAAGCTAAAGCACACTTAGAATTTGAAATAGAAAAATATGTCGAAAATAATTAAAGGTAAATTAATAGGTCGTACTAAAACGAGATACGTTAAACCTTCTATAGTAAACGACTACGAAAATATAGAAGACAAAGTAATAACACTACCAGAAATAATAACAGAAGACTACGGGTACGAAATGCACTTTGGAATACGTGAACTATCTACTACAAAAGAAAATGCATACGCAAACTCAAAGTGGACGCCACTATACAGAAAATGAAATACAAGAACATTAAGAACATACTAAGAAAACAAATAGACAACGGAGTAAAAACCTTTTGGATATTTGACGAAGAAAATAAAGAGTTTATACAGATATATAAAATGTATAGTAATCAACTAAGAATATACACACCGTTACAACTATTAGAATACCTTTTATCGAAATGATAAACGCAATAATATTTGGACTAGGTTTTGTATTAGGAATGTATATACTAACACAAATAGAAAACAGACTATGAAGTTTATTTGTAACGAATGTAGTAAGACTACAGATATATATAAAGTAAAGTTTGCAGCAACGACAAACGGGTTAGTATGTAAAGACGCTATATGCTGTGACGAATATATGAAACAAGTAAGAACAGAGGAATACGAAGGTATACCAGA